GACGATGGGGATCGTCAGGCCGCGGAGCTGCGTGTCGCGCATGGTCACGGCATAGGCGTCGGCTTGGGCCTGCGTGGTGATCGAGTTCGAGCTGTAGAAGACGGGGTAGGTCCCGTGCGGGCCGCCGACCCGGAGTGGGCCACCCGTTATCTGGGCGACGCCTCGGATCGGGTTCTGGCTCGAGCCGCTGCCGTCGGCGACGAAGACGTTGTATGAGCCGTCGAGCTTCATCGTGCGCTGCACGTCGATCAGGAAGCCCTCAGGACCCGGCTTCAAGGTCCAGACGGGCGACGAGTAGGCGATCGGGTAGATCTCGAGGACGCCTGAGCCGTTCGTCCGGATGTCGCAGCCGATCCGCTGCGCGAGCGACTGCACGGCGTTGAGCCGGTCGTTCGGGTAGACGAGATTCGATGGGACGGACTGATCCACGACGCCGGAGAGCGCCGTGGCCGGCATGATGTCCGCGAGGATGCGCTTGATCTCCGAGACGCATGTCGGCGATCCCGTGGTGGGTGGCGACGACGGCGCGAGGAACTGGTAGTTGGCGATGTTCCTCGTCAGCGTCTCAGCCTTGATGGAGACCTTCGCGCCCCCAGAGACCCACGCCTGCGAGACACCGCTGCCGAGCGGGGAGTCGACATTGACGACGCCCTGATTGGTCACGAGGTAGGAGTTCCACGACTCGACCGGGTCCGTCTCGGAGATCCGGAACCAGTCGTAGGCGACCGAGCCTGCGCCGCCCACGTTGTAGTAGACCTGCAGGAGCGAGCCGCCTACCCCGAGGGGGTCGTCGAGGAGCCAGGGGGCTTTCGTCCCGTCGACATCCTCGACATCCACGGTGAGCGTCTGCGTCTGCCGGGTCGTGTCATAGGAGAGCTCCCACGAGCCGATCGGCAGGGGGTCGGAGTAGGCGAGCGAGCCGTTGTACCAGCACCAGACGGTGATGGTGTCCCCGGCACGGGAGCCAGCGAGCGCCGCCGTCGTTGTCGCGTCAAGCGTGCGCATCGCTCACCCCCGTCAGTAGTAGGCGTTCGCCGATCCGGTGAAGCTGGGCGAGTTGGTCCCGGTCACCACGACCGCAGCCCGCCAGTAGGCCGCCTTCACGTCGAAGCGCTTGGCCACAGTCGTCGGCGCCGTTGTGATCGGCGTGAACTGGTCGACAGGGTCGGAGTCCGCCCATGTCGCGCCATCGTTCGACCACTGGACGCTGAACGTCACCGCGGGCGAGGTCCCCGCCACTGCGGTGACGTTCAGCAGCAGGCCGATCCAGTCCTGAGTGGATGGAGAGGGTGTCGAATAGGTTGCCGTCTGGGAGGTGAAGACCGTCCCAGCGAAGATGGCTGCAGCCTGCGCCACGCGCCCCCCTTACGGATTCTGGATGACTTGGAGATAGGTCTGGCCGGTGTGCGCGGCATTGAACGCCGAGTAGGTGGCGTAGTTCGCCGAGACCGTTCCATAGGTGGTCGTCGGGGCTACGATGTTCGCCGCAGGCGGGGCGATGAAGTCGCTCTTGGCCTGCCACGCGACCTCCTGGCCGCCGAGCTTCTCGTTGGCCGGGATCTCGAGGATCGATGCTGCAGTCATGTAGCAGAGCCCCGGAAGAGCCGAGGCCCACCCCGCCAGCGGCCGGAACAGCACGACGCTCGCCTGCTTGAGCAGCACCCGCAGCGCGTTCGTCTGCGCCGTCGCGAGCGTCGTGACATGGAACGCCACGTTGGCCGCCGACTGACGCTTGCCCACGAGCGCGACCGGCTCGTCGGTTCCGGCCACGATCAGCTCGGTAACCGCCGACTTGTACTCGAACTGCGCGAGCGCATCCCAGTCCAGCCCCGGCTCGCCGTTCGGCCCGACGTCCGAGTAGACCGGGATCGCCGTGCCGGGCTGCAGCGGGTCGCTGAGCCACCCCGAGGCCGAGGAGAGCGTGATGGTCGCCGTCGTGATGACGACGCCCGCGCAGACCCCGGAGAGAACCTCGATGTCGTAGGAGACGGTGCGCCCGAGCGCGGCCTCGTAGTCGACCACGAAGTCCGAGCCGACGACGTTGCGCCGCCTCGCCCCGCGGACGGGTCGCCGCTTGCCGTCCACGGTATGCCAGACGTTGATCTGGTTCGTGCCGGGGTCGAAGTCCTGGTACGTGACCGAGACGTTCGGGCTCGGCGTGGTTCCGGGGGTGAGGGTGATGAACGGCTGGTAGACGGTATCCGTCGAGGTCGAGGCGTTCGCCGTCCCGGTCCATGCGTAGACGTTCCCGGCTGCATTGGTGAACGAGCCGTCGAAGTAGGTCCCGACTGCTGCCGCCGTCTCGACCAGCACGGCGTCGATGTCGAGCGTGTCGCCGTTGGCCCAGTTCGAGCCGCCCGTCGTGGCCGCAGCGGTGATGAGCGCCTGCGTCACGCTCGCGCCCGAGGTGCCGACGACGCCTACCTGAGTCCACGTATTCGCGGTCAGGGCGACCGACGATGACGTGACCGTGTTGACCGTGGCGGGCACGGACGTCTGGAAGTTGACCGTCACGTTGACCGTCTGCGTCTTGCTCGAGCGGACGTAGACGGATAGCGCGTACTGAGTGGATGCCGAGAGGCCAGTGCAGGTGTAGCTCGCGCCGCCGGAGACAGCAGTCGTCGCCGCAGACCATGTGACCCGGTTGTAGCTGCCGCCGAAGGCGCCGCCGCTGCTCTGGTTGGAGAGTGCGGCGGTGCCCCCGGTTCCAGCGACCGCGGCGTACCCAGTGGTCGACGCGGCCGACGGGTTCGTGGCCCGATTGGTACGGGTAGTCACACTCACAGCGACGGCCTCCTAGCCCCTCGGAAGTCTGCTGAGTCGATGGCCCGCCCCGCGACGGAACTGACGTATCCCCTGAGCTGCTGGCCGTTCTCGAGCACGAGGTAGAGCGTCTGCGCGCCGCCCCCGCCGAACGCGGCCGACGCACTGCCCATCGGGACCGCCGGAGACATGTCGAAGGCACCCGCCACCGTTCCCGTGACCTTCGCAAGCGTGGTCCCGAGGTCGGGGAGGGACCCCTCGATGCCCGCGATGAGGCCGCCCATGATCCAGCCGCCGTGAGGCTTCAGCATGACCTTGTCGTACTCGGGTGGCCCCTTGTGGTCCTTGATGAACTGGCCTACAGCGTCAAGGACGACGGAAAGGGGTCCGGACATCGCATTCTCGATGCCCGTGATGAGGCCGCCGATGATTTGGAAGCCAGCATTCAGGAGCCATCCGCCGGCGCCCGCCATGGCGCCGAGAACCTGCCACTGGAAGCCCTGGATGTCGGCGACGGCCGTGCCGACGAACTCGCGAATATGCTCGATCCCGCCAGCGAAGTCGGAGCCCATCTGGCCGAAGAAGTTGCCTATCGCGCCGCCCGCCGAGCCGAAGAAGCTCACTATGTTTGTGATGCCGCCGCCGAAGTCGCTGACCATCTGGGCGACGTCTTCGTGGATTCCGGTCACGACCGGGTCGAGTCCGTGCAGGAACGTGTTAGTCCCCTCGTCGAGGGTGTGCAGCCCGTCGGTGACCGTCTTGATCGCATCCGTGATCTGCCTGACCGAGTCCGCGAAGTCCTTCGCGGCCTTGGCGACGGTGCCATCCTTGCCGAGCGTTCCGTTGGCGTCGGTTCCCACCTTCACCATGGCCGAGTGGAATCCGTCGGCCGCGTTCCCTGTCGTCCCGGTGTCCCCGCTGCTGTCGCCGAAGACGCCGAGGAAAGATGCTGCGATGTGGTCCATGGCAGGCTGGATGTCCTGCGTCCAGAGGCCCGAGAGCTGGGGCGCCACATCCTGCACGAATTCGGTGAACTTGCCGACGGCGTCGCCGAGCGCAGGCAGGAGCTTCGAGCCGATCTTGATCGCGGTGGTCTCGAAGACCTCCTTGGCCTTGTCCAGCTTCGTGTTGAAGGTGTCCTGGATCTCGGACCAGCCCTTGACGTTCCCCGCGGCGTCCTTCGTGGCGCCCGCGACCGCTGCGATCGCCCCGTGGGTGTAGTCCGCGTTCTCGCCCGTGAGCATGAGGGCGGTGTTCGCGCCAGTCGCATCGCCCGTCAGGAGCCGCCACGCCTGCGCATAGTTCTGCAGGACGTCCTCGCCGGTCTTCTGCTCGTTGCCGAGCGCGTGGGTCGAGCCGAGGAGGGTGGCGAGCTGGGTGATCTGCTTCTCGTGGACCGGGTCGAGGTCACGGGCCTGCTTCAACCACTCCTTCCAGCCCATCGACCCGTCGAAGAGGTGCTGCCCGAGCTCCTGGACCTTCGGGTCCAGCTCACTGAGGGCCGTCTTCATGTCGAGGAGCACCTTGTCGGAGCCCGGCGGCATGGCGGCCATGATCTTGCCCTGCAGCATGTCGAGCGTGCCGGAGAGGCCCTTGCTCGAGAGGCTGTCCGACACGCCCTGCGCGGTCAGGCCGAAGAGGGCGAACTCCTTGGTCTGCTGCTGGGTGGGGTTGAGCAGGTGCCGGATGGTGTCGTTGAGGTTCTGCGTCGCCTGATCCGCGCTCATGCCGTGGACGGTCATCGAGGCGAGGTCGCCGAGGATGTCGTTTAGGCTGATGTGCGCGGCCGAGGCCAGCGGCAGCACCGAGTGCAGGGAGCCGGAGAACAGCTCGAAGGTGGTCTTGCCCTGCGAGGTCGCCGTGATGAGCTTCGAGGTCACATCAGCGGCGTCGGAGGCCGAGAGGTGGTAGTCGCGCAGCGCCGAGGTGACCGCGTCGCCGACGACCTGCACCGAGGAGCCCTCGGCCTTGGCGCCCTGCGCGGCGGCCTTGAGGACGTTGAGCATGTCGGCGCCATGGAAGCCCGCAGACTCGATGTAGTAGGCGCCCTGCTCGAGGTTCTCGACCGTCGTGCCTGTGTCCTGCGCGACCTGCAGGATGCCGTCGCCGACAATCTTGAGGTTCGCGGCAGACTCGCCCGCGGACGTGACGAGGCGGGTGTTCGCGGCCTCGAAGTCGCCGGCCGCCTTGACCATGTCCTCGACGCCCTTGACGAGCTCCGCGCCGCCGAACGCGACGCCGAGCATCCCGGCGAGCTTGGTGACGCTGCCGCCGATGCCCTCGAAGACCTGCGAGGTGTTGTGGTCCTTGGCGAAGATGTCGAAGATCAGCTGCGTGCTACTGGCCACCGAGACCCACCCCCCACCAGCCGACCTTGTTGTCCTTGAGCTGCTTCACCGCGTCGACGTAGCCGAGCCACATGTCGTAGGGCATGTCCCAGACGTTCATGGGCGTGATGCCGGGCCAGTGGTGCGAGACGACGATGATGTTCGAGTAGACCGACTCCTCGATGTCCTCGAGGTGCTCTACTGGTCGGCGCTTCCTGCCGGATCTGAATCCGCTGGGGCTTTTGGGGCCTCAGTGGATTCCTCCTCCTTGTCCTCGATGACGAGCATGAACTCGTCGAGGGGGAAGTCGTTGGCCTCCTCGAAGGTCACATCCTCGCCAGCGGCGAGCCGGATGGCCCAGACGTAGGCCATCCACGACTTCTGGAGCTTGGGGTCCTCCATGAGGTCCGCGGAGGACTTGATCTGCTCGACGTCGCCGATAACCGTCTTCATCCCGACGCCCTGATCGAGGAGGATGCGGCGCCAGACGTTCAGCGACGCGCGCAGGGCCGAGCGCGGGTCGTACTCGCGGCCCTGGATGACGAACTTTCTCACTCGACGCCCTTCGCGATGTCAGATGCAGCCTGCTCCATGGCGACGAGGAGCGCGGCCTGCATGCCGGTGGTGGCCTTGCGGATGGGGGTGTAGAACCAGTCGACGCCGTGCTGGTTGGCCCACGCCCGCTTGTTGCCGAAGACGGGGTGGCGGAAGGACTTGAGCCGGTAGACCCGGTTCATGCCCTTTTGGTTCGCGGGGAGCGCCGACGAGCTCGAGACGATGCGGATGCCCAGCTTCGTCCCGAGCGCGACGCGCGTGCCCTTGGCGATCCCGGCGCGGAGGCCCGTGCTGCCGTGATTGCGGCCGAGGCGCTGCTCCATGCGGAATACCCGCTGGGTCTTGGTGCGCTGGTCGGCCTTCGGCGGTGGCGGCCCGAGCACGGTCCTCTTGGCGGCTTCGGCCCCGGCAGACCCGGCGACGCGCAGCCCCTTGTTGACGCGCCGCTGGATCGCCGGACCAGCCTCCTTGGCCATGCGCCGGATCTTGTTGACCGACTCCGGCGACAGCTCGACCTTGATCTCCGGCGCCGAGGGCATCAGACCGCCGTGTCGAGGGTGCGGAGGCAGACGGTGATGGGCGAGACGCCCGAGCCGTTGTCGAGGCCGCGGAAGCCCATCGACTGACGGACGACGCCGTTCGTCGCGTTCGGGATGTCCCCGTCGAGCCGCAGCGTCGGGATGTAGACCTGCAGCGTGTTGAAGATGCCCGAGGCGAGCTGCGTGGTCGACGTGAACGTCAGCACGAGGTTCAGCGACGTCTGGTTGAGGTAGGCGTCCCGGTAGGTCGTCGAGTCGAACTCGGCCGTGATCTTGCCGGTGATTGCCGCCTCGCCGAGGGTGGGGCGCCGGGACTGCTTGCCGCCGCCGCCGTAGGTGTACCCGTCGACATTGAGCTTGTTGTCGAGGCTCAGGGAGAAGTCGACGACGTCGCCGACCGACGTGCCGCCCGTGGCGAGCGTCGTGGTCGTCGGGGCCGTGACCGAGCCGCCGATCGTGATCGCGCCCTCGGTGAACGTGAACAGCTCATTGGAGGCGATGTAGGACGGAGCCGTGTAGGCCGTCGTGGTGTCGATCTTCTGCGCGTTCCACGAGGTCTTGAGCTTGACGATCTCGCCCTGCGCCGAGGTCAGATCGCCCTTCGTGCAGACCGCGCCCGAGAAGGTGTGCTGCTGCACCGCTCCGCCGACCAGCGGGACGCCCTTCTGGATGGTGTAGGAGTTGAAGGGGTCCGACGTCGCCATGGTGAAGTTCTGCTGGTACGCCGGGGCCGTCAGCGCCGTCGAGGTGGACGCGCCGAGCAGGGCCTCGAAGAAGATGCCGATGCCCTTGGCAACGCACTCGACCTCGATGTCACCCTCGCCGTAGTTCTTCCCGGTGTAGTTCCGCTCCACGCGGGGAGTGCGGGAGCCCTGCCGGAAGCCGTGGCCCTGGACGTCGGTGCGCTTCCACTCGAGCGACTCGGAGAGGAACTCGGGGAAGTGGGTAGGCGTCGTCGTCGTGCCGTATGAGGGCTCCTTGACGATGCCGATGCTGGCGTCGAGCTGTGTGGTCATGCAGGCTCACCCTCTCCGGATGCGTCGGTGGACTCGGCGGCGGGCGCCGCAACGGCTGGGGCCTCTTCTGCTGGCTGGAGGGCCTTGAGGAACGCCTCGGCGGCCTTGTCGCCGGGGGCGTAGTGGAAGGGCTGCATGAGCAGCAGGGCGGCCTGCTCCTCGGTGGCATCGAAGACCTCGCCGGCCTCGACCACGCGGCCGACGAGCGGGACGTCCAGATGCCCAAAAGGCGAGATGTTCTTGACCTTGACGGACACTGCGGCGCTCCTTAGATGCGGGTCTTGACGTCGACGGCGAAGGTGACTCGTGCCTGAGGCCCCGCGTTCTCGGTGGGCTCCTGATAGAAGTCCTCGACGCGGATCGCGGCCACGAGGTAGGGGGTCTGCCCGGCGAGCAGGCCGAGCGACGGATCAGAGGGGCGGGGGCGGATCGCGGCGTCCGCCTGGTCGATCAGGTCGAACGCTGCGTCGCGGGCCGACTTGGACGTGGTCCCGTCGCCGAGCGCGACGGCGGCGCAGACGATGGAGAACTCCTCGTCGCGCGCACGCTGGCCGACCGGTCCCCATTCGGACTTGCCGGTCGCGGCCGAGAAGTTGCTGTTGTCCACGCCGCCGCCGTCGTAGCCGACGAAGATCGCGGCCCGGTAGTCGTCGGTCGGCACGGGGCCATCCCAGACGATCAGGCCGGCGCGCTTCCATGTCGTCACCAGCGCGTCGATGACCGCTGGGATTCGCGAGGCGACCATCAGGCGATCCCCGGAAGCGCGGCGCCGAGGATCTCGATCACCTTGCGCGGGACTGCGTAGGAGAAGCCCGCCACGGTCACCGTGTCATCCCCCGAGGCCCCGCCGAATCCCGGCATGAATCCGCCCGCGGCGCCTCGATGAGTGCGCCAGAGGTGCTGGACGATCATCGCGGTCGCGAGGATGCAGGTATCGGGGATGACGGTCTGGCCCGCCGTGTAGGTCACCGTCACGCTGCCGCTCAGCGAAGGGTTGCCGTTCGTCGCGAACATCCGCCCGCTCGGCTCGACGTGAACCTGCGAGCCGGTCCATGTCGCGCCCGCCGGGTCGTCGACCTTGACGATCGAGGAGACCGTCGCGACGGGGATGTGCGAGAGGATCACGGCCTGATCCACAGGCGAGACGCGCAGCTCCTCGGTGAAGCTGCGCTGGACGATCGTGCGGCCAGTCAGCGCCTCGACGATCGCCGAGGCGGCTCCGAGGTACTTCCGCAGCTCCTCATCCTCCGCGGGGAGGGTATCGGAGAGGTCGAGCTGGTCCTTGATGTCGTCGAGCGGGACGATGTAGCCCGGATCGAGGGCGAGGACGTTGAAGCTCTGCGACTGGGCGCCGGGGTTCGTGCCCGTCGCGACCCAGCGCGCGAGGTGACGGCCCGACTGGGTGGTCTGGTAGTCGTAGATGTAGACGCCGGTCGTCGCCGGCGGGTTCTGAACGGTCGGGGTGACCGTGGACCCATCCGGCAGTGTGATCGTCAGCGTGACCGTCGTGGCGTTCGCCAGCGTCACACCGTCCGGCATCAGGTCGTTATAGGTGAGCCGGATGACGTCGCCGAGATCCGTGGCCATCGGCTACTCCTTGGGTGGGATGAACTCCCCGCCTGTCGTGTATAGGGCTGGGGCGACAACTTTGCGGACACGACACTGGGACGCATCCGAGACCGCCGCGCGGAATGCCGGGGTCTCATAGGCGGCAGTAAGGGTCTGCCCTCGCGCCGTGTCGCAGTTGCGCGGTGAGATGAGCAGGGAACTGCCGAGGTTCTTCTCTGCGGCGAAGCGATCGCCGTCGAGGAGGTTTGCGCAGAGCACGGCGATCATGCGTCAGCCGCTTTCGTCCGCCTGCGTTGCGCGGGGGACTCGGGAGTCTCAGTGGCCGTCTTGGCGACGGCGCGCTCCTGGATGCGGACGAGGCCGCCGGTCCTGTCGTCCACGTTCCAGCCGTGGCGGGTGAGCTCCTCGGCGACGCAGATCACGATGTGGCCCGCGCCTGCCTGCACGCAGCGCCGGTATTCTTCCGCGAGCGCGCGGACGTAGGGTGTGGGTTCGTCGCTCACTTTGCCCCCTTGAGGTCGCGGGTCCATGCTCGGAAGTTCTTGCCGTAGACCCAGCCGTAGGCCACGCAGGAGACGAGGAATCCCCACTGCTGGGTGCTGATGGCGTAGGCCAGCCAGAGGACTTGTGCGCCTAGGCCGACCGCCCAGCCCCAGCGGATCTTTCGGCCCGAGAGATAGAGCCCGAAGACGCCTACGGCGGTCAGGATGTAAGACCAGTAGGCGCTCATCAGCCCATCCGTTCGATCGGGTAGTGGAGGTGGACGGGACGCACGTCCCATGCGATCGGAGTCTCGAACTCGACCGTGTTGGAGTGCCACGCCGAGAAGGAGCCGTCCGAGAAGTGGCCGGGCGCGACGTCGGAGTAGTGCCGGAGGATGTCGCGGGGGAGGTAGACCATGCCGAGGCCGAAGAGGTGGCACGTCGGCTCGCCCTCGTCCACGAAGCGGCAGGTGGCCTTGATCTCCGGGTAGTGGTAGGCGCGGTGCGCCCACGGAGCGTTCAGAATCGGATCGTTCGACCCAGTCGGCGCCCAGAGCTTGTAGGGGGCGACCCGCACGCGCTCAGGCTCAGCCTCGCAATGGGCGATGAACCGCTCCAGCGCGTCCTTGTCGACCGCGATGTCCCACTCGAGGAGCACGAGGTCGTCCGGGAAGGCGTCGGCGAGGCCGCGGTAGTCGTAGGTCTCCATCTCGAAGCGCGGGAGGTCGTCCTGCACGTACGCGCGGCCTGCCGGGACCGTCTTCGGGAAGGAGCGGATGATCTTCAAGCGATGGCCTCCGCATAGACGTCGCCGTGGTGGCGGTCGTAGGTGATCTCGTGGCGGGAGAAGCAGGAGAGCCACTTGGCGAGCGCGAGGGGCTCGACGTTGCCGTAGTACTCGCCCTCGCGCACATCCAGCCCGTCATGGCCCGAATGGGGGGCGCGCGGGGGTGCTGCTGCGGTGAGGAGGAGTCGCCCGCCGGGCTTGAGGAGCCGACGGCACGCCCGGACCACCCCAGCCGCGTCGGGCGCATGCTCGAGAACCTCGGCACACACCACGACGTCGGCAAGGGCGTCGGGCTCCCATTCCCGGACGTCGCAGACGACATCGACTTCCGGTCCCGGATAGAGGTCGACGCCGATGATCCGCTCGGCGTCGAACAGCGGGCGGACGGAACCGTTGATGTTCCGACCGCCTACATCGACGAGGAGGAGGATGCGGCCGAGGCCCTGCGCGTGCTGCGTGAGCCAGTTCAGGGCCTCGGCGTGCATCAGGCTCCTATCAGGTGAAGGACGGCGCGGTAAGGCCCGTGCCCGTGATCTGCGTGATGCCGGCGGGGTAGCGGCCCGCGGTGAACGCCACGTAGTTGTAGACCTGCAGGACGACCTCGAGGTTCTGCCCCTTGACCTCCATGAGCGCCCGAGTGCGGACGCCGCCCTCGAAGAGGATGGAGTCGGAGGCGCGCAGGACGAGGATGGTGTCCTGGTTCGTGCCCGCGCCGAGGTTGGTGGGGATGTTCGGGTCCGTGATGACCGGAAGGCCCTGCACGTTGCCGACCACACCCTGAGACGCGACCTCGGAGAGGATGCCGCCAGCGTTGACGGGACCCTGCACGTTCGGGAGGAACAGCGGACGGCCCTGCGAGTCGCGGGCGGCGAGGAGGCCACCCCAGCGGCGGGGGTGCATGATGATCGCCGTCGGGGGCTGGTAGCGGCCCGTGTGGACGAGCTGGATCGCGTTCGCGATCGCCGCGTACATCGTGCCCGCGTTCTGCGTGGTGTCCGAGTAGGTCACCGTCTGGATGCCCGAGGTGTTCAGGATGCCGAGCACCTGACCGGACGAGCCGGAGCCGCTGATGACCTGTAGGTCAAGGCGCTGATTGTAGTCGGCGACGAGATCCTGGAAGACCACCTGGTCGAAGTTGACCGGGCTCTGCTCGATGAGCTGGAGCGCGATCGACTGCTGGCCGGCGATGGTCTTGACGCCCGCGGTCACCGACGTGTCGGTGATGTCCGTCTGGGTGACGGCCGCGTTGTCCGCCGTCTGGACGGCCGTGGCCGCTCCGGTCGCGATCTTCGGGATGTTGATCGAGTCGGTGCCGCCGGGGAGTGCCTGGTTCGACACGGCGTTCGCCGTCGCGCGGCCCGGACGGGCGAGCGCGATCCACTCGTTCATCATCCACAGCGGGGGGGTGAAGTAACCGCCCTGACCGTCGGTCCGGTTCAGGTCGGTACGGAGTTCGACCTCGACCTCACGGGCGTGGCGCTCGAGGCGGGCGCGGGCGGTGCCGTCGTCGCGCATCGAGGAGACGAGGGCGAGATCCTTGAAGTAGGACCGGCCATTGCCGCGCTCGTAGGTGACGCCTTCCTTGGTGACCTCGACGCTCTGGCGGGCCTTGCGGACCGCGATCGCGCCGGCGGTCAGCGTGGTCTCACGCTGGCGCTCCTCCACGAGCGGGTTGATGCGCTCGTCGAGGGACTTGATGACCTCGTCCTTCTCGGCAATCTGAGAGGTGAGGGTCCGGAACTCGGTGTCCTCTTCCTCGGAGAGATCCTCGCGGACCTCCTGCTCGGCGAGGTCGGTGATTGCCTTGCGCTTGGCCACGAGGCCCTCGCGCGCCTTCGCCTCGTTCTCGCGCTTGGCGAGGAGGCGGGTAAGCAGCTCGTCAGACATGACGAACTCTCCTGTTCTGCCCGATGGGCAAGAAGGGATCTGTGGACGTACCGCCCTGCGGTCGCGCGCCTGTTCGCCCAGAGACAGGGCGCGGCAGCGACCCCGGCCCCAGAGACAGGGGTGCGGGGT